GTCAATGATGGCTAGTTCTCCCTCATACTCTGCAATGCAGTCCACTCGTCCTGCAATTTGTAAAACATCAGAGTATAGTGCCGCCTCTTGTAGGTATACCCTATTTATGCGATCAAGAATTTCACGAGATGAATGGAACATTGTCCAAGGCAAGGGCATGTCCTTGTACTTTTCCGTATCAAGTTCATTGTTAAAGTAATCTTCAACAAGTTTGTGGTAGCGTGTGCCTCTACCAGCAGCACGGTTAGACTTTGCTTGTGCTTTCTCTTTACCTATCCGCGCCCTCCACCTGGCAAGCCCTGCTTGCTTGGCGGAGTTGTTGCCGATCACAGTGGTGATTGACGGATACTTGCCACCAGTAGGGGTGACATAATATCTTTTACCATCAATGGTTACTGTTTCCATTTCAACTGGTGTCAATTCACCAACATGATCAAACTGTTTCATAATCCAAGATTCATCTTACTAATCAGGTAGGACTTAACAAGTCCAGAACGAACGATATCTTCAATACCATACTCAACCATCGAGAACTCTTTCATGTTCTCAAGGATCTTTTGGAAGTCAAGGATACCAGTGCGCTCTTGTGCTTTCTGTAGGTCAGACTGACGAGCATCACCACAGAACATGATCTTGGTGTCTTGACCACAGCGAGTCATGATTGAATCAAGCTCGTGGAAGTTCAGGTTCTGACACTCATCAATGATAACGATAGAGTTATCAAGTGTAGTACCACGGAGGAATGAGGTAGACCAGAATGATACGGTTTCCTGTGCCTTCAGATTTTCATAGAGCATCTCGAAGGATGCATCATCAGGCATCTCGAACATGTATTTCACCATGTTCTTGTAAGGAATCTGATAGAGAGATGCTTTGTCTTCATGTGTACCAGGAAGGAATCCAATCTCTCTTGTCGCTACAAGTGAACGAACGATGTAGACTTTATCGTAAGGAGAGTCTTCATCAAGAACATCGCGGAGTGCAAGGTACAAAGCAACAAACGTTTTACCTGTACCTGCAGCACCATAAGCGAAAATGTTTTGACCCTTACCATACTCCTCGAACATAACACGTTGGTTATCTGTAAGAGGTTCTACTGGAAGTAAATAGGATGAATTGATAGGCTTCTTTCTTTTCATCTGCTTCACGGACATGCCGTTGATATCAGGTTGATTACGCTTTCTTGCTCTTGGCATAGTTTACCACTCGATAGTTGAACCAGGGACTTTAGATGCACGGGACATGATATCAGACCACCCTGGATGGGTCTTACTCATTTTGTTTTTCCAGTGCCCGACTTCTCCGACACCAGCGACACCAGCGGACCAATCTTTATCCCATTCGGGATTATCTTTTTTCCACTGTTCGTATTCTACCATAGACATGTAGAGTTCTTTCGTCTCTCCAGTCTCTTTATGTTTAACAGGATATGTAGGCATTAAGTCCACTCCAATGCTTCTGATACAGTAGGGAATTGCTCGACAAAGATATCTTTACAAGCGTTAGCGATGTCCATGTGTTCCTTCTGGGTTCCGTTGGCAGAACGCAGGGAAATATAATGGATCCAAGAGCGACACGAGCCGCTCATGTATAGTTTGGTTGGTACTGCCAAAGGTAGTACAAAACGAGCACACTCTTTTGCAATATTTGCATCGAGCATGTCTTTATATAGCTTCATTCCTGCTTCAAAGTGCTTTTGCATTTTGATCTGGAACTCCTGCCGTGTGAAAGGATCGATGTCATCAATAGAGTTCTGTCGATTCTTTGTGTCTTGACGACGCAGATCAGGTAGAGGAATTTCGTCTGCCAACATAGAACTGTCAGCATACCGCTGCGAAAACTCTTGATATGTAAAAGAACGGTGACGCAGTATTTGAGCTGCCAGTCCCCTGGTAGTCTCAATCTCAAGGGTCATGAATGCCTGCTCAAATACAGACCAGTGTTGATGCTTGACACAATACTTAAGGAGTCCCGCTACCTTCGGGTTCTCCTGATTGTTCGGGTTGCTGACTCTCGCTACGTACCCCATCGTCTTCTCCGCCTCTGGGGTCACTGAAATCAGTCTTACGTTCGACATAACCAAAACCTTTTCTTTTATTTGTTTGTTTGATGAGTGCTTCTTTCAGCAACTCGTCCGCATATGCACCGACAAGATTATCAAGTCCTTTGCCATTGCGAACGGCACTCTTAATTGCTTTCTTAAGAATACGCGATCGTTTCATGTGTGTATTATAACATAGTTTTGTCAATCTGTATACCCATCGTCATCATCGGTACTATGATAATGAGCTGGGTCATCAAAGTTTTCACCTTTGTGTAGGTAAGAGTCTGTGTCGGAATAGATCTCGGATTCTAATGAGTTTAGAAGAGACTTAAGATTCTTGTAGATTAATTTGAGCTTATCTTTATCCATGGTATCCTCCCTTTCATTATATATTAGCATAAAAAAAGAGGGGTATCAACCCCTCCTGTTGCTTGGTTCTACCTTAAGTAGTCCCTCGAAGTATTCGTGTAAGTGCATCCGATAGCAGGACCAGTATGTTACTCCTCTATATTTGAGTTGATAACAACTGGGTGGTCTGCTGTCTTTATCCATGTCATCATCATGATAGACATAGTTTTCCATATCATTTTTGATAGGTGTGTCCGCGATAGCAGAATGTACCATGGACTTCATCAACATCACCTTCTTTGCACTCAAACTTGACACCACGATAGGTAGTCATAGCAATTTGTGCATCGTGAAGTGCAGCAGCTTTTTGAATCTGCTTCTTGATGAGAGTTAAAGTGTTCATTGTAGGTCTCCTAAAGGATGGGTGAGTGTTAAATCTCCCGTTCCTTCAGTCGTTTGCGTCCCACTTACATTCAGGTGTTGCTTCCTTTATGGTCTCAACAACTTCGGTTTGAATGATTTTACTTATACTGTCGTTTGCTCGGACACGACCGATCATATCGGAAGCATCTTGGCAAGCGATATTAGCATATAGTAATAATTCAAACATGGGATGAACGCTCCGTTCCGCGACTTACTTGCGTTCGCTATTCGAGAATAGCGAATGAACGATTGGTATAGTCTACCATAGTATATAGGGAATGTCAACTGTATCATTCAATACAATTTAAATTCTCTTAACGTGGGTGACTCTGGGGTCAGAGCACCCCAGTGATTCAATTATATAGTCACATGCCAGGCGTGGGCGAGCCGTTGTGCCACATGTATAAACGTCCACCGCACAAGAACTATCCTCTGGCCAAGTGTGAATACTAATGTGACTCTCTGACAGCAGTGCTACTGCTGTAATTCCATGAGGTTCAAACTTGTGGGTGATTAAATTGAGCAGGGTCATCTTACCTTCGATGACTGCCTGCTCAAGCATCTCTGATAGAAATTTTTCGTTGTTTAATTTCTCTGCATCACACCCATAAAGGTTTAACAAAAAGTGGTCGCCCATTATTTTTTCTTTCCATCTTTGGATTGATAACCATACAATTTAGGATTGACTCTACCTTCTGATTGAGTCATGTTTACGAAGTCGTGTCGATACTTGTCCCAATACTCATCGAAGATGTCAACTCTCTTGGCGCAGGTAACAATATCAAACTTATGAACGTCACCTTCAATATATTCTACAAGGTAAGCCGTGTATGGAAGAGATCTATCCTGTGCCAATTCTGGATCACAATCTTTAAATAGAACTTTGATTCCTTTCGACATCAAGAACGACCTCCCCACTGAATAGCGGGGAATGCTTCTTCTACACACGCCCTGGTAATGCGATACTTCTTATTCAAAGCTTTGTCTTTGGCAAGGATAAGAAGTTCTGCCTCTTCTTCCTGCAATCCTTCAAGCATCTGGATGAACAGATTCTCACGCTGCGATTGCTTCAGAGAACTACTACCTCCCTTGAAGAACAAATAGAGCTTACGGTACTCTTTCTCCAGGAGAGTGTGCTCTGTGCCCGCAGGAGCGTCGTTAGCCTCGTAAGGAACAGATCCTTCGGGTAGCAGTGACACCACGCTCTCGTCGAAGTTAATGATCAATAGAGAGCGAAGTGCATTAGTATTATTCTCGTGAAGAATTTTAATCTTTGCTGCTTTGGTCTTTGCGTTACTCACTTTTTGGAGCACTTCACTAATTAACAGTTTCATTTATTTAAATGGCGATGAACTACGAAAGAAGAAGTCTTGCATCAGATCATTTAACTGATGCTCTTTAAAATACTCTAACGGTACTTTCTTTCCAGAAATATTTAGGGAGTTATATTCATCGAGAATTTGTTGCTCGATCTCTTCAGGAACATAGTCGAAATCAATCAGACGTTGATTCCTATGATAGTTCCTCATTTGCTCTGTGTCAAGACAGAACTGCTGGGGAGGCTGATCAATCCACTTGGCGATTTTTTTCTGACTGATAGGTTTCTGGCGAACACCCTGAACAATACAGTCATCCGACGACAGAAAGTTAGGAATGCCATCAGACTTATCTCCACGCATTACATGCTCTTTAATGTACTTGTGTGGATTGTCGTTTGTAACTGGTCGCTTGGTGATTGGGTTGTATTGAGTGACACCAGGATACTTCTGTAACTGAATAAAATCTTTATCCCCAGACAAGATTAAGATTCGATCCTTGGGTCCTTTGTTCTTACACAAGG